ATCATAAAGATAATCCACTCGCTTCCGATACTCCGGGTAGTCCACGGCATCTATCCTTACAATGGCGTGAAGACTCTTTCCTCCACTATGTACCAGACAGGCAACTGGCAATTCCAGTTCACGGATAATGGCGTGTTGCCTTTCAATCTCCATAGAGTCCGATTCCACAAGAGCGTATTTAAAGTCAGTTACATTTTCATCCTTGGCACCTTTTCCGTCCATTGGGTTAAATCGGATCCAGGCGCCACCTTCCGGATCGTAGTCACCTAATACGCTACCAATATCCCCATCACACTGCGTCAAAAGCTCAATCAGTTTTCCTGCGGTCCGGCCATAGGCTCCCTTATCAGCAGGTACCCATTTTTCCTTGCCTTTTTCTTCTTTCTTCCAGCTCTTCATAACATAACCGACATTCTCCCCAGCTTCGAAGAGTGTTTCCAGATACTTTATGAGTTCTCTGGCCGGATCCCATTGTTTTGGCTCGGTAACTTCTCGCCCTTCCACCCAGTTCTTATCAACAACAACTCCTTCAACTGAAATGGTATCGTTCCAGTCAAGGGCGGTGCCAGGATTATAAGGAGGTGTCCACCCCTGATCCCTGGCATATTGGACAATGGTCCCACCTGTCACCGGAGTACCGGCCCCGTGGAAGCCCCGCCATTTCTTTTCACAATCCCCAGCGTGATAACGTCGGTCGTTCATGCTCCAACGGTCCCACACATCAACGGAATACCCTTCATGTTGCAGCGCCATACCAACATTGATCCAATCCTGGTAATTAAGCTCTGACGGGTCTATATGATTTAGGACCTCCATGAGGTCGTATGTACTATCCATGTTTCAAGTCTCCTTATTCCGGTATATATTCCTGCGGATTTACACCTGCAGGGGCGCCACGCCAACCTGCCGCAGCAATGCGATCAATCATGTTCTTTGCTGAATCAAAGTTCCACGAACCCACATTCTGGAATCCATACATCTCCAGGCGGTTAATTTGTTTTGGTGTACTTAAGTTCTCTTCTTGGCGCTTGTGTAAACGATCTAAAATCAGGCTTGCTTTTCCAGCGTTCTCTATCTGATCGGGCAGTATTCCCCGTTTTTCCAGCTCTTTTTTCTGCCTATCCGTTGGTGGCGACATTTCCCAACCAAAAGACGGAACATAGCTTGATAAATCCTCCGCTTGAATGCTCATTTCAAACTGTAGTGGATCCACCAGCTTTTTCTTACGGTTTCGCATTTCCTTTAGCTGCTTTGCAAGGGCTTCTTCTCTTTGAGCAACAACATCTTCTGCCGCCTGTTTTTCCGCTTCTTCTATATCCATAGGGCAACCGGCTTTTTCTATGTTCTCTGTCATTTTCCGGGCCACTTCCTCATCCTGGCAGATCAGGCTTGCGGGGTGGCATAGCTCATGACGCTCGGTGTGCCATAGAAAATCTAATAATAGAAGGTGGTCCTTTCCTGGAAACAAACGGGTACCACGCCCCACCATCTGACTATAAAGGCTGCGTACTTTTGTAGGTCGAAGCACCGCGATACAATCAACACTGGGACAGTCCCAACCTTCCGTAAGAAGCATAGAGTTACATAAGACGTTATAATCACCACGATCGAAGGCTGTTAAAACTTCCGCACGGTCTTTGCTGTCTCCGTTTACCTCTGCGGCCTTAAATCCCTTTTCATTTAAGATATCCCGGAACTTCTGGCTTGTTTTTACTAAAGGAAGAAACACAACTGTTTTTCGCTCTTTGCAGTACTTTTCCATTTCATCAGCAATCTGATAGAGGTATGGATCCAGTGCGGTTGCGATATCACCAGATTTAAAATCTCCCGACTGCATACCAACACCGGATAGATCAAGCTGCAGGGGAAGGGTCAGAGCTTTAATAGGGGACAAAAAACCTGCTTTAATTGCTTTTGGTAGTGTGTACTCATAGGCCAGACTATCAAAACATTCACCCAGGTTTCGCATGTCTCCACGGTCTGGTGTTGCTGTTACGCCTAAAATATTGGCCCCTTTGAAATAATCTAAGATCTTTTGATAACTGTCAGATAGACAATGATGTGCTTCATCAATAATAATGGTGTCAAAGTAGTCTATTGGGAACTGCTTTAACCTCTTTTCTCTAGTAAGGCTTTGTACAGATCCAACCACGACCCGGAACCAACTTCCCAGACAAGTTTCCTCTGCCTTTTCAGTGGCACAACCTAAGCCTGTTGCCTTGCCGATTTTATCGGAAGCCTGATCCAATAGTTCCCCACGGTGTGCCAGGATCAACACCCGGTTTCCTCTTCGGACGCAATCTTCTGTAACTTTTGCAAATACGATTGTCTTACCACACCCCGTAGGGAGGACCAGGAGCGTCCGCTTGACGCCCTTGTCCCATTCTTCAAAGATTGCAGCCTTTGCTTCTGACTGATATGGTCTAAGTTCCATAATTAAAACTTCCCTGCCTCGAATTTTTTAGGTTCATGCGGAAGATATCTCTTCACATGGTTAAACTTTTTGTTTGGATCATCTCTGCCAGGTGTCACTTCTATTGTTGCTTTGCCCTTAGATCCCGGAACCGCTGACCAGTTCATTTTTACCTTGCCAGCGACTTCCTTTTCACCAATACAAAGAAAGAATTCTGCGATCTTCCACTGCATTTTATCGTACAGGAGTAAGCTTTCTGTAATAAGTGCGGTTCCCTCCGGTGCTTCAATCCTTAGTTTCAACACAGCCTTGTTGCATTCCGGAGACTTTGCTCCACCCGGATGTCTTGCACGTTCAAATGATTCCACTGTAAATTCATAATCTCCAGGAGGAAGGAGGACAAAGTCCCCGCCCCCTTCTCCTTTTTCCACTTCATCTTCCCAACCTAATTCTTTGCCTTCATAATCTGCCATTTAAATATTCCTCCTATTGATTAAATACCAAGCTGTCTTTTTCTTTCATTTCCTTAACCATGCCAAACACTTGATCCCAGGCTCCTACTAATACACCGGAGATAAAGTCCCCAGGATAATCTGCAACTTTCATATCTGCCGGGAAATATCCTTTTGCAGCTACAACATTTTGGAGATCCCACTCGTCAACCTGATTATGTATCATTAGATCACGCAGGGCTTTCGGAACCCGTTCATCCACCTTCACATCTGGTGGAGTCACAGGCTCCGACTTTGTATCCACCGGTGGAGCTGCTTTCTCTTCTTTTGTAGTCTCTTCTAGGCTCTGACTGGCAGTGCTCCCGGTATCCTCCTGTTTCGGCTGTGAAGTGGGTGGAGTTGTCTTCTTTTCCTCCGAAACGGGAATTCCCGCATTGGAACTTTCTACAATATGGCGAATTGACTCATACTCAAACGGCATTTCATCAGGAAGCCCATACCGATTCTTTGCGTCCCAACAGGAGTGGTGAGTGGTATACATGACACGTCTGCCGCCCTGAGCTTTGTTCTTGCCCTTCTGGGCGCCCTGTCCGTCTACATTTACCACCATAGTCTTATAGTTACAGAATAGGACCATGTCGGCCCATTCCTTCACCATAGGGGCCACACCTTTACTTAGCTTCATCTCCCACCGATCGTAAGCACCTAATTCATCCGGTTGCTCAAACTTACGCATTTTAGCGTGAGCCGTAAGAACTACATCAATTCCAGCTTTTATTACATCTGTAAGGAGATTTAAGAGCTTTCCAAACTCTTCTTGAATGTATGTATACCCTTTTCCATAGCCAAAGTCTTCAATGCTGCTTTTCTGATTCTTCGTGCAAACGCTGGTAGTGCAAAGCATTTCAGCCCAGTCTGCGGTATCAACGATTAAAGTCTTGCAGACACTTGGCGTTTTGATCACGTCTGATACCTGACTCAAAATCATGGTCCAGCTACTAGGTTCCGGAAACCTAGCCACATCCATATCTTTGGTACTTCCCTCGGTATCAATAAATACCGGATCCGGAAACCGTGCGGCAAACGTTGACTTTCCAATTCCTTCAGGACCGTACACAACAATTTTCTTTGCTCCTGGTAATTTTCCTCTAACAATTTGCATTAAAATACTCCTTCCTTCCATTCTGTTTTCTTATCCTCCATGTGTGGGTGTTCTTGTCCTGCCACGTATCCGTCTTCTATG